GGACGCCGTTTGCGGGTGTACCTACCTTGTTATTACCTCTAAACCCATTCAAAGATGTCACACCATTCACCTTGAGAGGATCAATAGACGCAAGTAAGCTCGAGCGAAATAGGCTAGGTTGGAAAGCTACACCATACCAACTATGGCATTGGGCGTGGGCTAGCAGGTTATGTGGGTACGACATAAATATAAGTACTTCAGTGCAACTAGTAAATGGCAAACGACCGTATGCACCAAACGAGTCGTCATGGACGTGGCCGCTGATGGTTAAAGACGAGTATTTAGGCGAGACGATTACCGTAACCGGTCTCGAACCTCGACAGAACCGGTTCATCTCTCTACCTCCCATACATGCACAATTCTATCGAGGAACAGTTGACTTTAATTTTTCAATCACTTCGCAAATGGTAAGTCTGCCTCGGCGGGAGCAGGCCGACATGATCTGTGAGTACGGGGCTACGGGAGGGCTAACGTCACCAGCAACAGTCCGCGTGATGGTGGGACAACATCTCAGACAGCTGCGCGGATTCATAGATAGACGTGAGGCGGATTTTCAATTTGTCGAACGTGTTCAGGCTGGGGTGATCCCACCAGAGCCCGGGATACAAGATGCACCAGATGTGGGCGGCGATTAGAGTCGCCTCAGATGCAGGCTTTAGGTCCGAGTCCGGGTGACGAGGTTACGTTATACAACGTTGATCCGTCGCTGCCTAAAGCCGCTAGGACTCAAAATGGTGGGCGTAGAGCACCGAGGTCTCTACGGGCAGCATCGAGCAAGTTCATTCCTGTATTCGTTGCCGTCGGAGGTGCATACTTGTCTGTAGTGACAAGGTCAAAAGCTACCCATGTATTGGTCCATGTTGAATATGACACTTCCACGTGGTATGGTCTGACTATGTTAAATGTTGGTCAGGGATCTGTCCGCTTATATAGTCAACGTCTGGGTGATGTCCGCCTATACTACCTAGACGTAAACACGAACGTAGATACTTTACCGCCTGAGATACGTCAGGCTGTATCTGCAGCATACTCACAAGTGGACGGTTATGACTTTACGAAGAATAACAAAGCACAGATGATACGCAGGCTGTTCGCTACGAGGCCTAGGGAAGCGCCGGAACTTAAGGATGTGAAACCAGGTCTATTTGACCGTGCTGCGGTAAGTGGGGAACACCACACGCACTTACGCCCTGAAGAAATCTGGGACATAGCCAAGCGTGATTCTGCGCGGCGTGAGCTGTTCAGCGTAATGTTGGAGAACCTTAAAATGATGGATGGCGTTACGGAGGCTTTCGCGTCCTCAGCCTTACTATACGTAGTTGTAGCTGGGCTGACACAGGCCAGAATTGTCGCGTTCAGCTCGTACTTGTGGACAGATGACTTAGGGACAACGATGGATCGGCTTAAGGACGTGTCTGTTAAGATGAAGGCGCTACACTCACGTGACATACTAGATCTAACCGAGCTATTTGAACTGAACACGCTCGTCAACAGGGGGTATGGGGCTGTAAATTGGAAGACAGAGAGGGAGCACAGGCTAAACCCAGACGTAATCGACGTCAAGCCGGAGACCGTATACGCAAAGGCTGTCTCTGTGTTCAACATGGGTGTTAGACACGGATTCAAGTATAAACGTATGAACTTACGAGACTTCGCCGCAGCACGTTGGGAATGGTCTCCAGCGGGTAGTGTACATTCGCAGCACGCAATCGACGAAAAGTACATAAACAGGGATAGCTATCGGTATAGAACTAAGTTTGTGACGCT